TGGATACTGGCATTGCGCCGAGCCTCCGCAAGCTGCGGGTTCAATATATCTTGCAGATACGGGTCCATGTAGTGTTGGAGGTCTGACGCTCCAAACCGGTCATTGATTCCCGTGGTGTTAGATGTGAACGTCGTACCGGTATAGGCCGGTTGAGTCGCCGCAGATCTATAAACATCTTGCATGTTTGTAGTCGCGTTCGTCTGCGCTGTATTGGGCTGCGTCAGCCCTTGAATCCCCGTAAATGCTTTACTCTGAAGATCTGAAGTGCCAGCAACTATAGGTTTATTGTAAACTTGGTACGGACTGGAAGCTACGTCAACCGCAGAGTTGATGATGCCCCCAACAACGGGAGCGGCCCAATCCGATACAGTTTTTTCGGTTACGCCTGTGGCGGCGGGGGCAACAGTATCTACCATGATGTTTCCTTACTTCGGCGTAAATTTAGCCGGGTTAACTTGCTTACCCTGCTTTTTAGTGCCGGTGCGGGCGTGACGGATGCGGTCCATCATGTCATAAAGTTGTTTGGCACCAGCTTCAGAATTCCCGTTACCAAGGTGCGACACCACATCAGCAGGGATTACAAATTCACCACCGCTAAGTCTAGCCGGTTGCTTGTTGTCAATGGTAGCAGGAATCCTGTCAGCCATACCATCTTCAGCACTCTTGAGATAATGTAGCCCGCCGCCTTTAGCGTACCCATCAATTTCCCCGCCCTCGGCACGTTGAACCGGTATGCCCTTGAGAGCGTTATAGACCTGAGATTGAGTCAGCCCGAGGCTACCTGCTTGCATTCCTTTTGGCGTAACGGCTTTAGGACGCCCAGCGTATCCAAGGAGTCCACCAAGTCCAGCGGCAAGCAATGCTTTCGTAGCATTTGGGTTGTCTTTAGCTAACTTTAAAAGTTTATCAATTGCTGAGCCGGAACCAGAACCACTTACATTTATAGGGCTGTTTGTTGTTGGGTCAAGCGCATTTGCGCCGGAGTATGCTCGCCCCTCATTACTGTAGTTTTCAGTAATTTCTTCCGGGGTGCCAAAATAACCGCTTTCCCAACGCGCGTTGTTTAACGCCTCCCGCTGTGCTGGGGAAAGAGTGTCTTCTACGTAATCAAAATTGCCAGCACCGGTGCCTCCGATTCCGATATCAAAGTCAAAAATACCGGGGTCAACCGGAGAGAAGGAGTCATCCCACCCAACGTAACTCCCATCTTCACCGTCAAACTTTTTAGTTTCCACTTTACCACCGTCCTTTAAAGTTGTTTGAGTCCAACCGGCAGGTGGTTGCCATGTTCCGGTAGGGTCTGTGTAGTACCTATTCGTTGCTTGATTAAAATATTGTTTTGCCGTGGGAGCAGGGGGAGGAGGGGGAGGAGCCTCTACCACTGGCATCGCTGGGGCCGGAGTTGGAGTAACTGTCCTATTTTCTGGTGTGTCATACCAGTCAAAGAATCTTACGCCCCCCTGCCCATTATTCCCCGTCTGGCCGGTTTGACGCCAATATCTTTTTTCCCCGGTAGAGGTAGGCAGGTTTTGCATCCCCTGACCTAGCAGTGTCACTGTGTCGGGAGAGGTTGTGCCAACTACAGAGGCAACTGAAGAAACGGCTGGGCCAGCGCTAGTTAAAAGCGTAACCGTGTCAGGAGAAGTTGAACCAGTTGCACTTGCGGTGTTGGTAGTCTTTTTGTCGCCGGTAAGCGAACCTGCTATCGCACCCGTTACAGCACCGGCGATAAGGTTGTTAATGATGTTTGACCCACCACCCGTTACGATATCTTGCCCGCCCTTGGTAGTATCCTCCCCGCCCTTGGTAGTATCCTCCCCGCCCTTAATAGTATCTTCACCACCTGTTACGGTATCTTGATCCGCAGAATCAGCAGGGAATTCGGTGTCTACAAACGGATCTGTAAGATCCGAACCGAGGGTATCAGCAGGGGGACCGGAGTCTACAAACGGATCAACAAGCGCATCCGTCGATGCAGACGTAAGATTGGGGTCAATTATCTCCCCAGTAATTGGATCATAGTTGCTTCCCGGTCCAATATCCTTTTCAAAAAGAGGGTCCGAATAAAGGTTGTTTGTAAGACTGATATTTGAATCTATGGCGGCAGGGGCAACCGAACTTGTCGTAACAGTGGCATCGGGCGCAAACATCGCGTCTCTAAGTTCTTGCTCCCGTCTAGCGACAATATCTTGATACTCATCTTCGTTAAGGAAAGCAGATGCGTCGCCAATGTCATCCGCGCGTAAGTCATCTGCCCCCGTACCACCCGTCAACGCGTCAGTGGAATTCGTTAAAAGATCGTTACCAGCGTCACCCTTTAATATATTAGAAGCGGAAGTAGCAAGATCTTTAACGCCACCGGTAAGGGACTTAACACCCTGCCCGATAAGAGGAGCGGCCCCACCAAGCAATGCACCTGTACCGACATCCCCACCAGTCAAACCAGATTTCGCCGCACCAAGAACTGCGTTACCAAGTATATCTGCGGGGAGACCTTGAAGCCCCAACCCAGCAGCCTCGGCTAACATACCTTGGGGCGTGGACGCCATCGGGTTAAAATCCGGCCCCGCTAAGTTACTTAGAAGACCCGTACTATTCGCCAGATAATCCAATCCAAGCGGGGCTACAGCCGCAAGCGCCTGTCCCACATTACCATTTAACGCTGCGCGACCGGCAGTGATGGGGATAGTAGCAAGATTAGCACCGGGAATGACATTTAAAACGCTAAGTAGGTTTCCTAAACCTTGGTCCCATAATCCGTGAGAGCGCTTGGTAAATTCAGTTCCTATACTCCCATCGGGTTTAAGATAAAACTTAGTGGTGCCTACTTTGTCTTTATCTACAAATCCAAGATCACCAATCTGTTGGCCGGTGTTCTTATTAATAAATGGGTTATAGGTATACCCAGCCCGCTGTAAAGAAGCGCCGCTATCTCCGGCATCTGTATATTCATCCGGGACAGTAATAGCTTCGCCCCGACCTAAATCAGCTAAGCTAGAAATACCATATCTGTCGTATAGAGCCGCGCTGATAGCACGGGTGGCTTCGTTGTCCCCACCTAGTTGTTTAAGCAGGGTTGCAAGGGCGGGGTCTCTACCCGCTGCTTTGGCTTTGTCGGCAGCAGCTTGAGCGTTTGCTTTAGCTTGAACATCGGCATTTTGTTGGGCGACAGACGCTTCACGCGCAGCAGCTTGCTCTGGCGTTTCTTCTTCGTCTAGCGCTCGGTTTGTACTTGCCATGATTTAAACGCTCGACACAAAAGTTAAAGTTGCCACATTAGACGCCGTGGCGGGTCGAGTTGGAGATGTGCCAACTGGATATGCCTGTATAGTAATTGCAGCGTTAGTTGTAGACCAGTAAAGCTGAATGTAATCGCCAGCAGCGAGTGACAAGTAAAAGTTCCACCCTACAATGGCGTGTCCGTCTACGCCTCCGTGTTTGTTTGGGACAGAAACAAGCCCAGTCGAACCGGCAATATCCGTTCCGTTCTTACGCAACCAAATGCTTACATCGTGTAGCTGAGTGTCTGAGTTTTGGAACTGCGTACTAAACTGGAGGTTGTAGATGCCAGCGTAGGTAACGGTAAATTGGCTGGTTGAAACTAATGAACAGTCGTTAGAGTAGTCCACAGTGTCAAACGTCATAGCGTTTGCGGTGTTCGCGGTTACAGTGTGGCTAACGGTATCCTGCACCGCAAGATACGGAACCTTGATAGTAGCTGCTTGATTTGAGGCGGTTAGTTGCCCAAAAATCTTATCCAGTTGATTGAAGTACAACCGCAGTACGTTGTTAAGCTGGTCAAAATAACGCCGGTCGTAATCATTCGGAGTAAGCGGTAAATTAGGCGCAACAACTCTAGATAGCGCATAGTCAGATGTAACAACGTAAGTCATCTACGCCCATCCTGACGAATGTCGATTCGGGGGTGCCCCAACTGCCACTGAACGCCTTCACCAGTGGATTCAAGTTTCATAATCATCTGCCGCCCACGCACGCGGATATATACCTGCCCCGTGAACTTCTCGATTGGTACTCTAGCAGTGCGGGTGACTGTTGCTGAGCTACTTCCCGCCACGGATTGAGGATCATTGTAACCCGATCCAGAATTCTGCATTGGGATCAACGTCATGACAACGGAAGGAGAATCTACGGTAGACCCCTCAAACGTCACATCAGGCAGCATACGCCAAACAAACCCAAACTTGTCCCCGTCGTCAATGTCAAATTCGGACGAGGAAATATAAGCATTAATTGGCAAAGTAGTTGCTGTTTCCCCGTTATCGGTGCCGAATTCGTGGTCTACAAGGTTGTAACTGTAGGTAGCGGCAATTGGATAGTTACGCAGACCAGAGTCTAGCCATGCGGTACGGGCCATCGACCCGTGATACCAAATACCCTGACCGCCCTTACCATCAGGCTCGATGTAATTGTAAATAACGTAACGGTCAATTGTGGTGTTGGGGTTTTCTACAGTGCCGGTTCCATTTGGCCCAGTGATCGAACAGTAAAACCACCAAACCTCATTGAAGCCTTCGTTCGTGTTGCAAAAAACTTGTTGGTTCTGCTGGAGGTTGATGTCTTGATAGATGTACTTTCGGAGGTCGCAGTTTAGGGTATTGACCCGACCGTCATACACATAAAACTTATCTACCCCCATCCAATACACCCGACCCGACGCAATCACCGCCGCGTTTGGCCCAATAATAGACACATTGTCGCCAAGAATCTGCTGGCTCCACACTCCGGGCAAACCGATATATTGGAGTGAGTACAGAGCCGAGTCGGTAAAGACAACCATCTCTTGACGAGTCTGGACCACAGTAACAATCTCTGACCCGTGAGAAAGAGTCAAATAACCGGCTTGGCTGTCTTGCGCGGGGGTCCAATTAAGGGGATCTTCATAGTCTGACCACCGGATGAGCATAGGATTCTGCGTCGCAGAACCGTAGTCATTGCACCCAAACGCAAAAACAAACCGATTGTCAGAAATAAATGTGAGGTTCTGGACCGTGGGCACGTCACCCAACACCGAGATATAAACCCCAGAACCAGTCGATGTGGTATTTACGTAGGTTGAGCTTCCCGCGACAGTGGCAATGTTGGCCGTTAGCCCAACAACATTCTCTATATAGTAAGTTGTATTTGCTACGATGCCCGAAGGGAGAGACCCAGTAGCTGCAAACTGAACCGGGGTTCCGGCAGTCAAAGCCGTGCTCAAAGTCAGCACGGTGGGGGAGGCGTTTGTAAATGATACGCTGCCGCCTAAAGAAGATAACAAAACTCCACGTACGCTGGTGCCGCTAGTTGCGCTCCAATAATATATGCTACTTCCACGGAGCGAGAAAATTAAATCTTGCCCGTAGTTTCCCTGACTCCAGAGTCTAAAAATAGTGGAATTTGTGGCGGTGCCGCCACCCCAAGCCGTAGGCAACCAAGTGCCCGCACCCCACCCAGACAGCGGGTACTGTATATCAGCAGTGACATTAATTTGATATGCAGCAGTTACTGAACCGCCGCCGTACGTACCAGCGGTTAGAGAGGTGGGAACGGTGATGTAATAAGAATTAATATCTTTATACGTGATGCTGAATTCGGCGTTAAAAGTAGATGCGTAAGTACCCGTAGCACCGCTAAACGTAACGTAATCCCCAGTAATAGCGCCATGAGACGAATCGGTGACCGTGACAGTGGTGCCGGTAGTAGCAAGATAGAAAGGGTTGGAGAGGCCGGTGGCAGTTTCGCGGATGGGAGTGATGTCGTAGTACGCGCCACCATTAGAGATGTAAAACTTTAGGTTGGTCCCTACCCCAATCAGATTAGCTAAAGCAAGGGTCACCCAATTCCACAGCGACCGGCAAATACCCAGAAACGTATTGCTGGATATACGCTGCCAGCCACCAATCTTCTCAGGTGTGCCCTCACGAAACCGGACTTTTTCGCTATCGTACCAACCGTTCTCGTTGGCGTAGCGGGTGTTTTCTTTGTTTACACCGGGCCGAAGCTGAAGTTTTTTGAGCGACATTACTTACTCGCTACGCCTTTGTGCTTTTCAAAGCTACGCATACCGCCAAAACCCAGCAGACCCGATAACAGCACCATTAGCTGTTCAACATCAAGGTCGGGTGGCGCGGCTAGGCCACTGGGAATTATATCTACGCCTTGCCCAAAAGCCCAGCACCATTGCATCAGGGGGTAGCCAAGGAATTGATAAGCAAGACCAGCCACCCCAACCCAACCCACAGCAGGACGCCAACCACTGACAAATAGGCTAGTAGACGCAGCTTCGATCTTATTGATATCAACTTGGGCGAGGTCGGTGGCTTGGTCGATTTTTTTCTCTTCCAAGTCGAGCTTCCGATCCTCAAGTGCCATCTGTAGGCGTTCTTTATCCGTTGTGATGAGGTCACCCGCAACTTTGCCAACTCCCTCGATGATTGAACCAATACCCATCAAGTCCATTATTTCAGCCCTCTTAGAGTACGGTTAATCCAGCCACGAAGGAAGCGGTCTTGAACTTTGTCCCGGTTGCAGATCTCAACGTACCGGGCGATCTTTGCTAAGGCGTAGTCTTTTTTGAAGTGCTTTGGATCGTAGCGGTTAAGCATCTCCACCGTCTTGGGGCCGATCCCACCGTCCGGCGTAGCGCCAACCACGATCTGCGCCAACTTCGCAGCCATGCCAACACCGGCATTTACCCCGAAATTAAAGATACTTGATGCTATCTCTTGGCTGGCCAATTCATCGCCGCGTATGCGGTCCCAGAAAGTTGTTTTGTAAAACTTGCGAACCATCGCAGTAAGCTCGCCACCAAACTCTTTACGATCAACCAAGGCCCAGCCTTCCCATGTGGGGTTTGGGTTTCTTGCGATTCCTGCATAGGTCATTCCGCCTGTGTCACCCGCTAGGGTGGTTAGCTGATAGCCGCCTTCATCCTTTAGCATTTCTTCAAATGCTGGCTCAAATTGCGCCATCTTTTCACCTGTTGAATTAGGTACGAAACAAAAAAGAACGCCCAACAGCAGTTGAACAAAACCT